ACATAGAATTGACTGCTACTGAAATAAAAATTCACATTGAAAACCAGTCAAACCAAAAAATACAATCAGTTAATATGCTTGGAAGACAACTTAAGAAAATAGGGTTTGAATGCACAATAAAAAAGATAAATAATTCAGTCCATCAGGTATATAAAGTAGCTGAAAAAAGCAAAACACCTTATTCAGAACCTCCATTTTAGGTTAAGGAAGTTAAGGAAAGTTAAGGATTCTAAAAAATATCCTTAACCGATGAAACTCAATACAGGACTGCATTTCAGCGAAAGGTTAAGGAAGTTAAGGATTTTTTTCATATAAACACTGAATATAAATACATACATACACACACATACACATACATATTTATGGATATAGTTTTGAGATACTTTTTTGAAAAATCCTTAACCATTGTAATCAAATGAAAATCAAATACTTATCAGGTTAAGGTTAAGGATATTATTTTTTTTATTCGACCAAAACGCTCAATAATTATCTAAATAAAAAATATTTCACCATAAATATCTAAATCTGATTAATTTTGTTTAAATGGCAAAGAAAGGTTTTTACATACGGCATAATAAGAAAGACAATAGCATAATGCTGAATGTCTTTGTTGAGGATTTTAAGGCGTATTTAGACACTTTGCAGTCAGATGATGGTTGGGTTAAGCTGAGGATATTTGAGAGGCAAGAAGTGGATGCTAAAGGCTTTACACACGATATGCAGGCGATAGTAACTAAAACTGAAGGATGAAAGTCAAAATAACTGATATTAAAGCTAATCCTAAAAATCCAAGAGTTATTAAGGATCATAAATTTGATAAACTTTTAAAATCGTTAAAGGATTTCCCAGAAATGCTTGAAAAAAGACCATTGGTATGTTTTACTGATACTGATGGTAAATACGTTGTTTTGGGGGGCAATATGCGACTTAAGGCATCAAAAGAACTTGGATTTAAAGAGCTTCCGATTATACTTGCTGATGATTGGACTGAAGAGAAAAAGAATGAGTTTCTCATAAAAGATAATGTTGGATATGGTGAGTGGAATTGGGATGAATTAAAAGTTGATTGGGATATCGAAAAATTAGAGGAATGGGGAATGGATATTCCTGATTTCCCAATAAAACTTGAAGCAGAAGAAGATGACTATGAAATACCCGAAGAAATAAAAACCGATATTGTTCTTGGGGATTTATTTGAGATAGGTGAGCATCGTTTGCTTTGTGGGGATTCAACTGATAGCGACCAAGTGGCAAAGTTAATGAATGGACAGAAGGCAGATATGGTATTTACAGACCCGCCGTATTACTCAAAACAAAATTTAGTTAGAGAGGCAACACCGAAAGCATTAATAAAAGGCTCATTAATGGGTAAGGATAGTATGTTTGCTAAAATATACGATTTTGACCAAGACAAGGTCTTATCTATGCTAAACACATTATACATTTATTCTAAAATAAATACTTACTTCTGTTGCTCCCAAGAGCAGGTTGTTTTTTATTTAAACTATGCGGAAGATTTAGGTTTGAAATACAACATATTGGTATGGAGAAAACCTAATAACGTAATAAATAAAGATAGATTTTCATCAAGTATAGAATACATAATAAGGATTTACGATGCAGAAAATGCAGGTCTTAACAGGGTATCAAAAAATGAATATTACGATAAAGTAAAAGAAATTTCACGTTACATACAAAAAATTGAAAAAGTCCATCATACACAAAAACCGATAGAATTAGTAACGCAATTTGTAGAATTATCTTCATTGGAAAATAATCTTTTATTTGAGCCTTTTACAGGGTCGGGTTCTACAATGGTAGCAGCACATCAACTTAAACGCAAGTGTTACGGGATGGAAATAGACCCTAAATACTGCCAAGTAATAGTTGACAGGATGATGAAACTTGACCCGAATTTGGTAATTAAAAAAAATGGAGAGGTAATAAACAATGTCAACAAATAACGACATATTAAAAAAGCAGATGATTGAAGCCATGGAGAAGACCCTTGGCATTGTCACTTCTGCTGCTAAAATGGTTGGCATAAATAGGTCAACACATTACATTTGGATGGAGAAGGATGAGGAATATAGGGATAAAATCAATTCTATTTCCGACCTTGCTTTGGATTTTGTAGAATCACAACTATTTAAATCTATTGAAAACCATTCCGATACTGCAACTATATTTTACCTCAAAACAAAAGGTAAAAAGAGAGGCTACATCGAACGCCAGGAATTGACTGGTGCCGATGGCGATAAATTGGGAGCATTCACCGTAGAAATAATAAATGGGGCAACCGCTGAAAATACAAACCAGTAAAGTATTCGAAATCCTCAAGGATTCGTCTTCCCGTATCACTGTGATGCAGGGTGGATCACGTAGCGGTAAAACGTACAATACAATCCTGTGGTTCATCATCAAATTACTCCAAGAAAGGGGTAAAACGCTATCCATTGTAAGGCAATCCCTTCCAAGTATCAAGGGTTCGGTTCTGCGTGACTTCATTGAAATACTCCTTAAAATGGGGATTTATGATGAGTCGAACCACAATAAAACCGAACAAACCTACAATCTAAATGGGAACTTGGTTGAGTTCGTATCCGTTGACCAACCCCATAAAATACGTGGAAGGAAGCGTTCTTATCTGTTCATGAACGAGTGTACAGAAATGTCCTATGAGGCATGGGTGCAGCTTACTATGAGGACTGAAGGAAAGATAGTTCTTGACTATAACCCATCGGATGAGTATCATTGGGTATTCGATAAAGTCATTCCAAGAGATGATGCTGATTTCTACATAACCACTTACAAAGACAATCCATTCTTGCCTAAGGAACTCGTTGCAGAAATAGAACGCTTGAAAGATGCAGACGAAAACTACTGGCTCGTCTACGGATTAGGTCAGAAGGGCAACCAAAACGACACAGTTTACACTCATTGGAGACCAGTATCTAAGATGCCTGAAGGTGAAACCGTTTACGGGTTGGACTTTGGTTTCAACAACCCATCAGCAATGGTTAAGGTGGTATTTTATGATGGTGGTATTTATGCTGAAGAGATGCTCTATGAAACGAAACTCACCACAAATGACCTTGTAGAGCGTATCAAGAATCTTGGGATATCAGCCTATGATGAGATATTCTGCGACTCTGCCGAGCCAAAGACGATTGAGGAACTTGTAAGGAATGGATTCAACGCCAAACCATCAAACAAAGATGTATTTGTTGGGATACAAAAGATAAAATCTTTACCTTTCTTTGTGTTGGATACTTCAGCCAACTTAATCAAAGAACTAAAGAACTACAAGTGGAAAACAGACAAGAATGGCAAACGATTAGATGAGCCTGTGAAATTCATGGATCATGCCATTGATGGACTTAGGTATAGTGTATACACTAAATTAAACGCACCTCAATTAACTTGGGGAATAATATAACAATATGGGTATTTTAGATATATTCAAGAAGAAAGGACTTAATCCGAATATCGGAACTCAAAGAGAAGTTCAAGCCGTGAATGGTGTTGTACTTCAGCCGTACTATCAACAGGCATACGTTGATGATGGTTATATGGGTAATTCCGATGTTTACTCCATCGTGACATTCCTTGCAAGGAAAGCAGGTTCAATTCCGTGGTATGTTTACAAGATGAAGCCAGGCGACAAAGCTAAAACATCATTAGAGCGTTACAAGCAACTTTCAAAATGTCTTCACAATAAAGGTGCATTTGAACGTGCTTTGATGGAAAGAAAGAACGCCTATGAGGAGAATATGGTAACGGGGACTCCGTTGGCTAAACTTCTTGAACGACCAAACCCATCACAGGCCCAAGATCAGTTCTTTCAGAACTTATTCGGGTATAGGATTCTCAGCGGTGAGGGTAATATATACGGCAACGATGGGAACATAGAGAATGGGAAGTTCCTTGAACTAAACGTACTGCCTACTCAATTACTTGAGATTTACCCTGATCCTAATGACCTTTACGGATTGATTGGGTACAAGTTGATGGTCGCTCAAGGTATTAACATCCCAAAGTCTAACGTTTGTCATTGGAAGTCTTGGAATCCAGATTTCAACGATGTGACTCGTTCACACCTTAGAGGTCTTTCTCCACTTCGCTCAGCGTGGAAACTGTTGAGGATGTCGAATAACGCAGCGGATGCATCAGCTAAAATGACACAAAACGGAGGTGCAAAGGGTGCGCTCGTTCCGCAGCCTGTGAATTACAACATCCCTCAGATGACTCCACAACAGGCATCTATGATTCAACGTGCCATAAATGAGAGGATAAACGGAACGGATAATAAGGGGTCTGTTGGTGTGATGCAGTACCCGTATAACTATCTTAACTTCGGGTTGTCATCCGTTGACATGGAACTTGTGAAGACTCTGCAAATGACTTTGCACCAATGGTGCAGGGTATTTGGAATGCCTATTGTGTTGTTTGATACTGACACTTCAAGCTATAACAACTACACCAATGGTATGCGTGATCTGATTACGAACACCATTGCACCACTTTGTGCGGAGTTGAGGGATGAACTTAACGCTTGGCTTGTTCCAAGGTTTGGGGATAACGTATATATCGATTACGACATTTCAGCACTACCAGAACTACAAGCAGACATGGAGAAGATGGTGGCTCAGCTCAAACAAGCCGATTGGCTGACATTTGATGAAAAACGTACTGCGATGGGTTATGAAGAGAAAGGCGGTGCTTATGCGTCTTCTTATGTTGGTAGTGGCATGATGCCACTTGAAATGGCAATGATGGATTTAACTGTTCCCGATGACAATAATCGAAATGGTGTATGAGAAATACCCAAAGACACAAGCAGAACGTAACTGCTTGATAGAAAAGAGGATGATGGATGCCTTGAGGGCAGCGTATAAAACAAGATTAGAAAATGAACGCAAAGCAGAGGAAAGAATACTGGATGAAAACGGAGAGGCTACGAGCAGGGCTTGATAAAAAGTACTTTGAGCAGATTCAACAATCTGTTTGGAATACTTTCAAGCGTTTTGCCCGTGACATCGAAGTTATCGGCATTGATGCTGCACGTTCACGACTTGGATTGGATTTGTGGGATAAAGAGATGCTGAAGATATTTGAGGCGATGTACAAAGAATCCGTTTTGTTATTTGGAAATAGTGTTTATCGTACATTGAGGATTGAATCACAAAAGGCTGAAACATTTGGATTCAATCGTGAGTGGACTGATGCGGTACTTGAGTTCTTGCTGAAGCAAGGATTTGTACTCGTGGCTGATATAACAACAACAACAAAGAAGAAACTAAACGACATCGTCACCAAAGGCATCGAAGAAGGTTTAGGCGTGGATGAGATTGTAAAACTGATTCTTTCTGACGAGAATCTCGCTTATTCAGCAATGAGGGCAAGAAGGATTGTCAGAACAGAGGTGATGAGATCTTCGAATATAGGTGCGATGAAAGGAGCGGAGGCACATGGATTCTATGTAGATAAAGAATGGATATCTGCAAGGG